CTGAGGAGGACTTGATATGGCTAGAACTCACGGAAAGGACGCCGACTTTTCGTTTGACTCCGTGGCCCTGGAGGATGAGGTCAATAGTGTGACCCTCAACTTTACGGTGCCGGAGGCGGACATCACGGCCTTTGGCGATAGTTATCAGAACTTCCTGGCAGGCAAACCAACAGCGACCATCGACATCAGCGGATTCGCCGATTTGGCGAGTAGCCAGGGCGATGTGACGATCTTTGGTGAACTGGGTTTGGAAGGCGAGGAATGGGATTTCGAGCCTGACGGAACGACCGGATACAACGGATTCGCCATCGTCACGTCGTACTCGATAACGTCCACAGTTGGTGGGCCAATCACCTATTCTGCGTCGTTCAGACACAACGGTGGATCAGCCGCCGCGGACGCCGCCGCACCAACACGCGGATAGATTTTTGGATGGTCGGGTCGCCTAAAAAACGACCCGATCTCTCCAATAGATATGGCATACTGAGTATGCTGATTAAAGAGGTGTAATTGTCACGGTGTCATGGATGATTATATGGAAAAAGTTACCGACACCCGCAAATCGACCCTGGGGCGCGGGAAATGGCACTCGAAAACAGGAACTTCTGTTCTAAACAATACTGTGTAACAGATACTATTATGCACAGGAATAAAGACGTGGAGGCTCTATGAAGCCCAAGATACCAGCAACACGGGTTAAATCGGACGACTGTGCCATCAATATCGGGCAGGTCGTTGAGGATGGCGAGGTCGTAAATCCCGGCGTTCCACACTATATCCACCAAGACGAATGGGTGGACATCTTGCCTGTTATGACAGTCAAAGAGGTGGTCAATCTGTCGCGCCTCCAAGTGTCCGGATCTGATCCGGGTGTACTGGGCCAGAACTTCACAGAACTGTGTGGTGAGTTATCCCGACGTGTTATCGCATGGAACTGGACCGACCTGATGGGCAAGGCCATCGACCAGCCGTATGACAGGCCCGACGTGCTGGAACAGTTGTCGTCTGAGGAATTGCTCTGGTTGGTTTCAGCGACCACCAATCAGGAGACACCCGACGAAAGAAAAAAAGGCTCAAGGCAGTCGGCGAACACATCCTTGGCGGAAACGGACAACCCAGTTACGTCACCATCGGGATAATCTGTGAAACCTTTGGATGTTTACCAAGTGAGGTCATGGGGGAAGATTGGGCGACGATCCGGAACATCATGGAATATAGATTGCTGGCGAGTGCCAGGGATCAGCACAACAACGACGCGTCCAATATGTCGCCGGGTCAGATCGAGGCTTGGCGCGAAATGGTGGAGGCAGTAGAAAACGATGGCTGACGCATCAACTGTTTCGGTCCTAATACAGGCCAGGGACAACGCATCGCAGGCATTGAAGAATGTCGAAGGCAACATGAAAAGCCTGGGCGCGTCCTTTGAACGCCACCGCCGGGGCATTGGCATGGCCGCGACTGCGATTGGTGCGGCAGTCACAGGCGTCGCCGTACTGTCCATCAAATCGTCATTAGACCAACAGATCGGCATCGACCAACTAGATGCCGCACTAAAGAACGTCAACACGTCGTATGCCGCCCAGGAAGCCACCATCGAGAAAGTGATAGCCGCACAACAGAACAAAACCAACTTCGGTGACGAGGAACAGCGGAAAGCACTCCGCGAGTTGATATTGGTTAGTGGCAGTTACGACGACGCGATGGCGGCACTGATCCCAACGATAGAATTAGCCGCTGGCAAGAACATGGATCTATCAGCCGCCGCGACGTTGGTGGCACGGGCCATCAGCGGCGAGGAAACAGCACTGGGTCGTTATGGCATCCAGGTCGAAAAGGGTGCTGGTGCCACGGCAGTCCTGTCCGCCATCATGGAGAGTTTCGGAGGCCAGGCCGAAGCCGCCGCGAATCCGGTTACCCAATTAAAGAATCGCCTGGGCGACCTGATGCAGGTGTTGGGCGATGCGTTGCTCCCGGTCATAGAAAAATTGGTGCCGATGATTGAGGGGTTGGTCAGGAAGATTATTGATTGGGCAGAGGCACATCCAACACTCGCCAAAGTCTTGGGGATAGTCGTTGCGGCGTTGGGCGCGTTGTTGTTGGTCATTGGGCCATTGCTATTGCTTCTCCCAACTATCGTTGCCGCCGTTGGTTTGCTTAGTGTGGCGTTTGGAACATTGAGCGTTGCGATGGGTCCAATCACACTGGCGATTATTGCCATCGCGGCCCTTGTGACGGGTGCCATTATCGTCTGGAAAAAGTGGGACGATATGTCCACCAAAGTCAAGATCGCGGTGGTCGCCCTTGGGATCGCCCTCGGTCCAATAACTGCCGCCATCGTCCTTGGTATCGCCGCCTGGAAGAACTGGGACAAGATAGTTGAGATCGTCCGCAGGACGATAGGAACATTCACCAAGGAAGTGATTGGATTCATCATCAAACTGGGCGAAGGATTCCTAGCGATAACCAAGTGGATCCCAGGGATGGGCGACACTCGCCGTGCCATCGAAGGAACGATGGACAGCCTGCGTGATTCACAGGACGCGGTTGAGGATTGGGGGAATAACACGCAGGGCAAACTACGGGAACAATCCGAAGCCTGGGGCGCGATGGAAGATGCCCATTTTTCAAATACAGAAAACATGAAAGAAAACGTCGAAAAGGTAGCGCGGGCGACAGAGGATTCTACCGCGCAGATCGTCAGGTCCAATGCCGATGTCGAGGTGTCGATGGAAGAAGTGGCGCGGGCCGCAGAACTGGGATGGGGCCACGTGGAAGATCAAGTGATGCACGCATCCGGTGTGGTGGTGCAATCCGTGGACGAAATGATTGCGACACAAGAACGATGGGAGGCATCACAGGACGCGTCATTAAGTAGATTACGCGACAACCTCGACACGACACTGATTAAGTGGAAATCCACAGGTCTGGGAATGGAGGACATCGTTCAAGGATGGGCAGACCAAACAGGTCAAAGCGTCGAACAAGTTTTAGATCATTGGGACGATATTGACCTCGACCTTGACGATCTAAAAGGTGTATTTAAGGCGTTTACCAACGCCACTGGCGCGGACATCTTTAATTGGGCCAATAGCGTCAATGCTGACAGCAGATCAGTTGAAAAAACGTTTGGATCAACATCCGACAACATCAATGCTGACAGCAAATCAATCAAGGAAACGTTTGCATCAACATCCGCGGCGATCTCAGGAATCGCATTAGGCATCCATGACACAATCGCAGGGATACACCGTGATGCGTCGCGACCAGTGCCTGCCCCTAGAATTGGTGGTTTTGGTGGAGGCCGTAGTGGGATCCATGTAACTGCCCCTGGATTCGATGCGGCTACTGTTGCCGCTGGTGAAGCATTGGCACCATTGCGAGGAACAGGTGGCAGTCTTGCTGGATATGCGCCAGGTACAACATTCGCACAGATCGAAGCGGCTTTGGGATTGGCTAACGGCGGGATCGTGCGACAACCTACATTGGCGATGATTGGTGAACGTGGGCCAGAGGCAGTCGTTCCTTTGGGTCGTGGTGGTGGCATGGGAACGACCAATCAGTTCCACTTCCACGGTGCCGTCTACGGCGTTGAGGATCTCAAAGAGGCGGTCGTCGAGGCCGTCCGCGACCACGCCATCAGTGGCGGATTCAGTGGGGTATTTGCGGAGGCTTAATGTTTGATTACAGATGCAAACTTCTAAGGGTCGTGGACGGCGACACCATTGATGTCAATCTAGATCTTGGCTTTAATGTTTGGCACAAGGCCAGGGTCAGGATGTTGGGGATTGACACCCCGGAATCACGTACAAGAAATTTAGAAGAGAAGGCCATGGGTCTGGCATCCAAAGCACGACTCAAGGAACTTCTCAAAGGGAATAAGATCGAAATTGAATGTTCAAAAGAGAAAGGAAAATTTGGTCGCGTGCTTGGCATTGTTTGGGCGACTGATAAGGCGGGCAATCGCATTAACTGCAACGACCAGTTATGTACTGAAGGCCACGCACGGCCTTATTTTGGTGGTTCAAAAAAGGCTTGGACGTAATGCCGTTAAAAAAGGGATCAAGCAAGAAAACGATTAGCGCGAACATCCGCGAACTGAGGGAGTCCGGGTATTCGCCAAAACAGGCACAGGCAATCGCAATGACCACCGCCAGAGGTGGAAGGAAACGACGGAAGAAATAGATGGCAACAGGAACATATGTCTTGGCGGTTGATTGGAACGCTGATGGGGATTATGCAGATTCCGGGGAGGATCTGACCGCACGCACCATGTCAGTGGAATGGAAACGCGGATCAGACTATGCGTCCCAGTTGGTGGGTAAGGCGGTCGCTGGAACATTGACCGCCACCCTCAATAACGAATCGGGCGATTATTCGACGTTCAATACATCGTCCGCATTGACCGGGAATCTACTGCCTGGGCGTCCTGTCAAACTGACAGGCAACGATGGATCCACCACGCGGACGCTCTGGACCGGATTCCTAGACAGCATCGAACCGATACCGTCCGCGAATGGTGCGAACCTGGCACGGTTGAAAGCCATCGGTCCGTTGGGCTACCTCAACAAGTTTGAGGTGTCCACGGCGATGTTCGCATCCAAGAAGGCTGGCGAGTTGATTGGCGAGATCTTGGATGTCGCTGGATGGTCTGACGACGACCGCGATCTGGATGATGGCATCGTGGAGTTCCCGCGGTTCTGGTGTGAACGCACCAAGACTTTGAAGGCACTCAGATTGGTCGAGGAAACGGAAACAGGACTGCTGGAAGAAGATGCGGCAGGGCAGATCGTTTACCGCGACCGCCACGCCAGGTCCAGGGATACACGTTCTACGGCGTCACAGGCCACGTACAGCGATGCTAGTGGTGCCGCCCTAGCCTATAGCCACATTAGCCAGATAAATCCGCTAAAGTTCATCTATAACGAACTCCGCGCTAGAATCCAGCTACACAGCGGAAGTTGGATTCTAGGTAGTGCATCACTTGGGATACAGACAGAACTCGCTAGCGATCCAGCGGTGCTGTGGACGCATCCGGAAACCGGGAGCCTTTCGCCAGGCATAACCGCTGGAGCCACTAGGATATTCACGGCGCAGTACCCATCTAGTGGAAGTGCGAACACGGCCCGTGCTGTGGACTTCTGGCAAGACCTGACAGCGACCACGGACTACCTGGCGAATGACCAGACGGACGGCGAAGGGACGAATCGCACTTCCAACATTACAGTCACGTTGACCAAACGAGCGCAGAGCATGGACATCGCACTTGCCAATGGTCATTCGGGGACGGTCTACATCACCAAACTCCAGGCCCAGGGGAACGCAGTATCAGCCAAGGATAATTTCGATATATCGGCCAGTGACAGCACCAGCCAAACCACCTTTGGCAAGAGGACTTATCCGCATCCAGGCAAGTTCGTACCAGATGCGGAGGAAGCCCAGAACTGGGCAGATTTCCACGTCGCGGCATGGAAAGATCCAGTACCATTGTTGAAACTAACGTTGGTTGGCAATCGGTCCACCGCGACGTTGACGGATATTATGACGCGGGAGATCAGCGACCTGGTGACCGTCACCGCGACGGGTGGTGCTGGATTGGGCATCGACGAGGGATTTTTCGTGGAGGCTGTCCACCACCAGTTGGATGCACAGTTAAACCACCGGGCAACATTCACACTCAGCCAAGCGTCGGGATATGCAGGTTTCTTTGTGGTCGGCACATCGTCACTAGGAAACAGCACCCGGTTGGCATATTAGGAGGATCAGATGGCCTGGACTACGCCAAGATGCTGGACGACGGGCGAGGTGGTAACTGCCGCCCTACTGAACGCCCAGATCAAAGGAAATATGGATCTGACAGCACCAGCCAAACTCACGACGGCTGGAGATATGCTCTACGCTACTGGAGCCAATGCCACGGCCCGGTTAGCCAAGGGCACCAATGGGAACATCATGCACCAGGCCAGTTGTGCGCCAGCATGGACGGCCTGTCCGTCAATCGCTGGAATCACCTTGTCAGGTGCGCTAGATGCCAATGGCACGGTGGACGCTGATGTCACGGATTTTGATGTTCTTTCCAGTGGTGACATCGACCTCGTGTCCAGTGCCAATGCCGCCGCCGCTGTCTACATCGCGCAGTCCACGGGCACCAGTGGGACCGTCAAGATCCACGCTGACACTGGAACGTCTGTGACGGAGGGCGCGGAGTCCATCAACATCCTGTCAGACGTTGGTGGTGTTGGGATCAGAAGCACGGCGAACCTGGCAAACGCTGTGAACATCACGGCTGATGGTGGAACTACTAGCACCATCCAGATATTCAATGACCAAGGCACAGCGGTCAATGAAGGCGTGGCCTCGATCCAACTTCTCAGTGATGTCGGTGGTATTGGAATCAAGTCCGGATTGAACGCCGCTGGCGCGATCCGCCTGACCGCTGACGCTGGTACTAGCGAAACCATCATGCTTCACGCTGACCAAGGTTCTGGCACTGGCTCGATATGCCTGACCAGCGATGCTGGTGGAATCACGCTGAACCCTGGGACGTTTGTGACCGTAGGTGGTATCGCTGATGGTGAAATCCGCATCATGGAAGATTCGGGTGCTGGGACGAACTATGCCGCCATCAAAGTTCAGAACATGGGCGCAAGTTACACGCTGACGCTCCCTGCCGACGATGGGTGTTGCGGAGAGTTTTTGAAAACCAATGGTTCGGGCGTACTGGATTGGGCGACGGCTGGTGGTGGCGGTGCATCTGCCCTACAGGTCAACGACTGCGTAGCCTTTGCCGCAGGCACGGGTTCCGATTCTAAGATTTACTACGACGGCACCGACACTCACTGGGACTTGAGGGACACAGGTACAGGCGACCTTATCATAGCCCTAGAAGCCTGCCACCCAAGTCCTGACCCACAATCTGTACATATCTGGGCTGGGTCTGCTGGTAGCGTTGTCGCTCCTGCTATAGCGGCCTTGATTATTGAGGACAATGCTAATACTGGCCTCGCAATTCTCAGCCCTTCATCTACGGGCGGTTATATCTATTTTGGCGATGAAAGTTGCAGCGGCGTAGGCGGCTTAATATATTCTCACGGTTGTAACCACATCGTAGTTAGGGCAGGCGGGGCTACGGAGTACACATTTGGGACTGCTTCCGCAGACTTCAACAATAACACCCTCCTTAACGTCGGTGACGCTGGAAACGACTGGACAGCTAATTCAGTAGTTCTTGAACACGATGCTGATTCCGCCCAATTAAAGTTTGGCCTTTACAACACAAGTTGTTCAGGCTCAGGCACAGCCGCATTTAAGACGAGGACAAAAGCTGGCACCGGGGATGCGTACATCGAATTTGAAATTACGAGCGGTGGGCAATTTCTGATGGGTATAGATAACTCAGCCGACTCAGGTAGTGATTTGTTCGCCTTGGGGGGTCACGGTCAAGGATTAGGTGGCAACGACACGTTCAGGGTAAATAGAGCAAGTCCTCCAGTCTTTAGCCTTAACACCACGCAGGGTTCTGACTTCGACTATGTGTGCCAGAACTGCGGCAAGCACAGCCTGGAACCATTTGTCTGTTGCGGCGTGGTGGGATGGCATGATGACGTTCTGGCACTACGCAATGCCACCGTCGATTTGGCAACTATGGCTAATCCATATGAGCCTGGGCAGAGCCTCAATATTGCCCATCTAGTGAAGCTGGGAATTATGAGCTACGACTCAGATGATGAGGATGTGTTGGCTACCCGGACAACGCCTTGGCTGGGTCTGAACGTCAGTCACGCACAGATGTTCACCTGGGCTGGGATGTGGCAGACGAGAGAACTGGTAGATAACAACCACGCCTGCCACGAAGCCCGAATCAAAGAACTTGAAGCAAATCTAGGAGGTTGTAGTGGTTGACACTAATGGCGCACCAGACAACAACGAGATATATGACCATTGGAACGACATCAAGGCAGATGCCGCTAATCGCATGAATCTGGCTGAAGCATTGCAGAGCCAGAGTAGCGACCTGACCAACGTTGCTAAAGCCGCGAAGGTGGCCGCAACAAAAGCAGGGACTGGTCACAACCCCAGCAGTTGCTCGACTTGCCAAGCTTACGCGGGACTACCGCCAGCATAAAGGAGGAGTATGGCTAACCTGACACCGTACCTGACCGAGAAGTACACCAAGATGATTGCGGAGATTACCGCTGACCTGGGGAAGACGGCTGATGACCTCGCCAACGCGCAGAACATTATC